ATCAGTTTAGTTGCTGAGCGCAGTAGCCCATAGCCTTTCTCCAACTGAGTGTTGTCAAACGTGAACACATCCATAGTGTCTACGTCTTGAGCCACGATGCAATGAATCTTAGAAGGATCTAAGCCATCTGTTTCTATATCAAATACTAAGTTACTCATATGATCTCTCCGTCAAATTGCGCCGCATCATAATCATCTAGCTCTCTGAGCCTACCTGTCTTGTTATCATACAGTAGGTGAGAAGCAACGCCAACATCTCCAGTGTATCTAGACTTCAGTACCCTGACCTTAGTGGTCGAGGCTTCTATGTTGTCTTCTGACTGTTGGTTACGCTCCAAGGAGATCACGCAGTCTGATAACTGAGCAATACTTTGTGAACCTCTGAGGTGATTAAGCCCTGTCTCGATGCCGTTCTCGTGTCCACGGTTCCCTTCAACCCTGCGGAGATGTGAAACCAGTATCATACCACAGCCTGTCTCTTCTACCATAGTCCTAAGACGATGCATGATGCCGTCAATAGCTTTACGCTCATCGTTTTCTAGCGTAGATAGTACAAGCATGTGAAGGTGATCAACTACAATCCATTTACAATCCAGACCTATGATCATGTAGCGTAGCTTACTGAAGATGTCGTCAAGGTTGTTGACTCCGTGGTGTGCATGAATCCAGACACGACCATCGTTGTCACCCATAAATACTTTCTTGAAGCAATCATCTAACTCTTCGTCAGTGAACTCAGACTTAACACTATCAAGGTGAAGCTTAGCGTTAGCCTCCACTGCCATGATACCTTCGGCAGTACGTGACCAGTTCTCTTCAAGGGCTATGACACCCACGTTATCTTCTGTGTTGTTGATCAACCAGTGTTCAATCTCTCTGGTTACTGAGGACTTGCCCAAGCCTGTGCCGCCAGTGAGTGTAACTAACTCACCTGCTCTAAGACCTTCTAGCTTTTTGTTAAGCCCCGCCCAAGGATAGGGGATGGCTGTTTTCTTCTCTGCTCTTAGCTTTTGATAGGCTTCAAGCTGATCGGATAGATTCAGTACACCAGAAGGTGTATAGATTTTAGCGTCCCAGAATGCACTGACGTATGCGGCGTGTCTACCTTGGCGTAACATATCGTTAGCATCTTTGTAGTCCACGGGCATTGTCATGATCTTAGCTTTCTTAGGAGTCAGTAGCTTTGCAATTGCTTGCGCCGCTTCCTTACCGTGCTTATCATTATCAAAGTTAATGACAACTGAATCGAATGACTCAAGGTACTCAAGGCTTTGCTTAACATCACGAACGCCTCCTTGCGCTCCTGATTTTATAGATACGACAGGCCACTTGCTACCCATAAGTTCATAAGCGGCCATCGCATCACACTCGCCTTCTGTTAATGTTATAAACTTACCACCTGCTTTGAACAGGTTCTCTCCAAACAATCCTACTTCCTTAGAGCTACCTGTCCACGCAAACTCTTTATCCTGTTTACGTATCTTAGTACCCGCTAACTCATGTCCATTGTAGTAAGGGTAGTAGTGCTTATCTATCTTGCCGCCTATCATGCTTGACTTAACACCGTACTTCTTAGCTGTAGCTAAGCTTATCTTGCGGTCAGTTAACTCATTGAATGAAGCGGATGGATTCTCTTCCATCTTGCTGTTCCTTTGATACACTTCAAAGTCCGTTATGGTATCAGGTTGTTGCACTTCCGCTGTGCTGTAGTTTGGTAAGTATGTATTGCAAGAGAAGCACCACCCAGTACCGTTATCATTAACCGATACTGGGTCGCTACCTCCACAAGCAGGACAAGGTTGCTTATGTTTAACAAAAGGCATTCGCCTTACTCCTCAGTTGCTTCAACTTCCTCTGTTGCTAATGCCTCATCCGTGAGGTGGTTAGATTTAAGATTAGCTATGAGTGTAACTGTTGCGGCTTGCATTAAACCAACAGTCAGTGTAGCTTCTCTAAGGTTTTTATCTGCTTCCATTAGGTGAGTGAGTACAGCCCGCCCCTCATCTGAGATCAGATCTGACTCGTAGTTCACATCATCTACTGTTACTATAGCCATTACAGTTCATCCTCCATGTCACTTTCAGCCGCTTCAAACTCAGCACCATCAGGGCTACCAACTTCAACAAGGTCTAGTACTTGCATAGCTTGAAAGTCTAAGCCTTTGAAAGAGCCGTACTTGTTAGTGGTTTCCCACTCATTGTACTGCACCTTAACTACAGAACCATTGCCTACTTTAGCATCAAGAGGTTTCTTGTACTGGTCAACAAGTCTAGGTGCTGATCGTACTGTCCCGTCCTTGCCATCGACCTTACGTTTAATCACAATGGATGGGCCTTCGTCCATCTCTTTAATACTAAATCCACGAGCCTTAAAATCTGCGGCAGTGGCCTCATCTACAACTAAGTTTACTGAGTACGTGGGTTCAAAGGTTGTGTTCGGTGTAGTGACCGATGCCCAGTACGCTGTGCCTTCTAGTATAGCCATGTTACTTTCCTCTTTGGTGGTTAAAATTAATTGTGGAGTATACCACAGTTGTTCAAGCCTGTCAATCTTTATTTGTTACCGACTGAATCCGTGTCCTTGTTGCCGTTGATTATGTCAAGCGTTGTTTCGTACTCAGTCTTGTCAATGATGTACTGTATGACTGCTTGTTCTTTCACGCCATACTGCTTACAGGCTACGCTTAAAAGAACCTTGCCGTCTGCCACATCTCTTGCCGCCTTAGATGTAGCTACTGCTTGCGGTGATGGGTCTGCGCTAAACATCTCTTCAAACATTGCGATCATCCTCCCGTTCTTTCTTGAGTTCATCTATCATTAATTCAGATTCATATAGCAATCTAATGCCGCACCCCAGTGCTATCAGCACCAACACCCCTAGAATTATATCAATCATAGCTTACCCCTTTAAAACTAAAATAACATTTATCAATGTGAGTACACATGCAAGGACAACCATCGACCTTACTGTTTTTATAAACCTTGATTCAAACTTGCTCTTCATTACTATTGTTTCTTTCTCCACCCAGTTGGTCACCCTTTGCAAGGCACTCACTGTTAGCTTCTTTACCTTCTCCATCTACTACCTCCGTCTGTTGTTTGTTAAAGATCGCATCGTAGTTATCGTTAAACCTATTTAAGTTTACGCTCCTTGCACGATCACCTTTGCCGCCATGTGTTGCGTCACCCATGTTCTCTAGTCCTCCGTCCATATCTTACCAAAGGTTATTACTGTGAAGGGTAGCATGATCACGACACCCTCAAAGGATGCCGCGCATATTGATTCTTCTCCTGTCTTAGTAACCCATACAGCCCTACTGTCGGCGAACTCAAAGTCAAAACCCACACCTAGCCTATAGTTTATAGTTAAAAAGTTTTCTCCGAACCCTGCTGTCATATTAAACCTCTATCTTAAAAGGAATGCTACAGTTAGTCACGTTGTTCTCTGTTGATATAGCCTTGTCAAGATACTTGGTGACCGCCCTGTTCAACTTACTGTAGACATTGGTAGAGTAAGAAACATTCTTAACCGCCCCATCCTGTACGTCAAAGGACACCACAAACGCAGTAGACTTATTAAAATTCAGCTTGCTTATATACTTCCCGAAGTTAATAGAACTATCAGGCTGTGGGCAAGGGTGTTTAATAGGCGCTCTCTTAACTACAGGTTCAGGCAACACAGCTATAGGTACGTTCTTAACTACAGGTTCAGATAATGTAGCGATAGGTACGTTCTTAACTACAGGTTCAGATAATGTAGCGATAGGTACGTTCTTAACTACAGGTTCAGGCAACACAGCTATAGGTTCGGGCAACACTACAGCCGTAGCCAGTTCTTTAACCTCAGAGATCTTCTGATCTTGTTCGGTTAGCTGATCGCTTAGCCGCACCACTTCTTCAGACAAGATGATGTCGTTCATTAAAGCCTTGTCAAGTGTTGTTAGTGACTGATCGTGGATAGTTAGTGTCGTACTCAGCGTTTCTTGATACCGCCGCAATGTATTCTCATGATCATCTAATGCACCGCTAAGCACATTGTAATTATCTGAGGTCATGTCCAACTTTATAGTGTTGGTTTTAAATCTCTGCTCTAACTCACTCATCTGAGACATCGCCGCATTCTTATTTATATCCATGTTGATATATAACAATGCACTTACCCCTAGTAAAACTGTAGGTACTAAAATATTAATTGCTTTGTTCATTACATTTCTCCTCTTCATCTTCTTCTGAATTTTCAAACTCTGAATCGCAAGAGTCACTTAGATGTTCATCACCATGTAACCAATCCTCACAGCTACCGTTCCAACCTCTACTCATTTTCTTTTCCCTTAAATAATTTAAAGAGATGATAACATAAACCAGCCTCAATGTCAACAACTAAATGAGTGCTTGACTTCTAAATCAATCTATGCTATAATCTCTAATAGTTTTTAAGCCTTTAAAGAATTCTCTTTTATCTTCTTCTGAAAAGAAAAGGACAATAGCTTTAAAGATCTGCATAGTCTCTATAGACTATAGTCTGTTTCAACTTCAAGAGCATAATCATCATCGTGTACAAAGGTATTATCTACTATGCCTAGTGTCTTACTACAGCAAAGAGGACACATATCTGTACCACCGCTATGCTCATCAAACATTGTTAAACAGTAACCGCATTCATATTTACTCATTGGGTTTCTCCTCTTCGACTATCATTACGGGGGCTATATCAACTATGTGGCCGTTGTATTTTTTATACATCCCCGCTCGTTTATTTACTTCTGCATACTCCATTGCCTGTTCGGGTGTTGATGCCGCTACGTCTATATAATAACCGCGTACCTCAGACATCATTACCTTATAGGTATGTACTGGTGTTGTCAAGTCAATTGTCTTTTTCATATCTCTATCTCTCCACTGTTATTTTAAAGTCGGTCGCATCTAGCTCAGCCCTGACCGCATCCATGACCTTGGTTTCTAGTGCATCATCGATCATAACTTCTACTGAGTATGCATCCGGTAGATCTAAGTCAGCCAGTGCCGACTCAATCTTATCATCAACATCAGAACTGTCAATCTTTTCATCCATGCTACATTCAAGATCGTCAAGTCTACTCTCAATAGTAGTGGCACGTTCCGCGTCAAAAGTATTGTCTCCATCCAAAAGCAGAACACGCCTCTCCAACTCTGCAATCCTATTAGCATCGCGGATATGTATCTGCTCCATCTCTTTAAACTTAGCATCCAAGTCTTGTATATCAACGGTTGCAGAGTGAGACATTCTATCAGCCCTATCTACAGCGATGTTGTTAGCAACTCTATCATCAATCCATGCTTCTACTGCTTCAATTAAAGTCTTCATTTCAATCTCCAGTTTAATTTAATCCAACAAGGAGCGCACACATATGCGCCCCGATCTTTTATAGTGGCAGTACAGCCACAGTTACAGCTTACCATGACGGCGCGAGTCTTTCAAGATAACTTTCCTGCGCTCCCTCGAATGTCAAATCATACACCCCTGACACTAGACAGTAACCACCCTCTGGCATAGCCATTAATCTATTGGTGCTATACGATATATCTAGGGGCGTATCCCGTACAGGGTCATGGCCTCTTCGACATATAGCCAAATCGTTTGGTAGGTCTATCAGTACTGCCGTCCAACCTAAAGAGGCCACCGCCTTTTCTGCTTTCTCCATGTTGGTTTTCATTACTTCACCGCCGCTATTAGGTTATCTTTCATTGTAACATTAGCAAAAAACTCTCTACCTTTGCCAGTAATATGAGGCCGATTAGCCCCAGTTAATAGACCATTAGATATATACTCATTACCAAACATGCTTGTCTCAATATAATCTAATCGGTTGCCTACATTCTCTTTCAATTCTTTTTTACTGTTATAATTAAAGACTATCATTTTTATATCCTTTTTTATTAAGTTAATAATTCTATTTGTTGTGCTTGCTCATCGGTTAAATATATATTGCAAGTATCGCACTTTTGAACCTCGTCTTTGAGGGCTTCGTTATTACTATAAATATATCCCAAATCAGTACATGCTTCACAATTTATCATGCTGTCACCTCATATGCTGATTTAACTGCTGAAATATAATGATCGGACGCGCAGACCATCGCACCATTTGACAGTATGCAAATATCGTATGGCTCTATGGTAACCACTTGTAACCATGCGTCATTAGAGCCGTTAAAATTGTCCCACAACTGTACAAAATCACCCTCGAAAATAATCATAGCGCACCCTTCCAATGTTGTTTGAGTTCCAAGCCAGAAAGTAGCCACTCTTTGCGCCATTCTTTCATGTTAAATGATTTGCCATCAATACTTAAACGCTTGCGCGCCTGTCGTATAAATTGGCGATTAGTACAGGTAATGCCACCTGCTTTAGTTTCTATGCGTATATACTGCGCGTTTAACATTCTCATATCATGCCACCTGTAATGTTTGAATTAAATTAGATTTAAAGTTACTAGACCTTGAACCATGTACAGTGATAGCAATGTTCCTTGTCGCACCATCACATAATCCACAGTCTATACACTGGATTCCCTTAGAGTCTGCCAGACATTCGATCTCAGAGGGAAACAGTGCATCCCCTACCATAGCCACCCTGAAAGTCTTTGCGCCCTTAGACTGGAATTTAAGCGCCTGTTTGGGCGTATCCGCTGAAACCATACATATTGACATAAACCGATCATCAAAGTTTTTATGGTTTGCTTGATGCGTATAACCTGTGTGACCTATGCCAAGGTATGCAATCTTTGCCATCTCTTCAAAAGGAACTGCGGCAGGATCACCATAAGCGCCCAGTCT